TCGAAGCTGGGAAAGATATGCCCTCTGATCTATTTAACGTGTTCGCAGGGAACCGAACCAAAATAATAAGGAAATAAACATGAACAAAGCACAAAGCACAATGGACCAAGAAACAAAAAAGTCCAACGCAGTGTCTGAGAAAGCAACTGCGGGAGCTTTAGCTGTTAGTCTTTTTGAAGAAGACGCAGATAAAGGTCTGAGTAATATGGGTCATGAAGATCTAGCATTACCTTTTCTCAAAATACTAGGACAACTATCTCCAGAAGTTAATAAGAGAGATGGTAAATACGTTAAAGGCGCTGAGCCTGGAATGATCTACAACTCTGTAACAGGAGAGTTGTTTGATGGTGAAAAAGGAATCGATGTCTTACCTTGTCATTACAAATTAGAATACATCGAATGGCAAGATAGAGGTGAAGGTTCTGGTGCTCCAGTAGGAATACACCCATCATCAAGTGATATACTAACAAAAACAAAAAGAGATGCTTCTTTTAAAGACAGATTACCAAGTGGTAATTATGTTGAAAAAACTGCAAGTCATTTTTTAATTGTTTGTGGTCAAACTCCAACGACTGCTCTATTGGCTATGAAATCTACTCAATTAAAAATTAGTAGAAAATGGAATAGTATGGTGGCAAGCATAAAGATGAAAGGTAAGAATGGATTATTCACACCGGCATCTTTTAGCCACATTTATAAGTTAAGAACTGTTCAACAGACTAACGATAAAGGAACATGGTTTGGTTGGGAAGTTAGCAAAGTGGGTCCTGTAGAGGATTCTTCTTTGTATCAACAAGCTAAATCGTTTACTGAAAGTGTTTCAAGAGGAGACATTAAAGTAAAGCATGGTGAGCCTAACGGATCTGAAAAAAAATCTGAGGCACATTTTTAATAAGAAATCGGGGCAAGGTAATACTTGCCCCAAACAAATAGGGCACAATGGAGAAAGAGTTTGCAGAGATATTTAGCGGACTAAAAAGAAATTTTGGTATAGCCTATTTAGATGAGTTTACCATTGACGAAAAAACAGGGAAGAAAAAACCAAAAAAATATGGTTGGTCTTTCAAAGAAATAACTGAAAAACATTATTTAGATCATTTAAAAGGTAAAACATCTATTGGTATTCAACCTTGTGATGATGAAGGTATGGTAAGTTTTGGTGCCATAGACATTGATGATAAGGAACACAATTATTCAAATTTTCCATACAAAACTTATTTAGATATTATAAGAGAAAACAATCTTCCATTAATTCCAGTTAAATCAAAGAGTGGTGGTTTACATTTATATTTATTTTTAAAAGAAAAAACTAAAGCAGTATTTCTAAGAAATTTTTTAGAAGGTTTATTATTTATATTAAAATTAAAACCAAGCACCGAAATATATCCAAAACAAACTGAGCTTGGATATGACGAAGAAAAAAAAGAATGGTCTAATGGTCAGTATATAAATCTTCCTTACTTTAATGAAAATGAAAGAGTTGCAATTAATTATGATGGAACTCCATTTACATTAGATCAATTTATAAAAGTAGCTAATCATAATAAAAAAACAAAAGAAGAATTAGAAGAGTTTTCATTAGCCCTTGTGAAAACTGTCTTACAGGGAGGTCCGGATGAATTTAATGATGGCCCTCCTTGTTTACAGATTATGAGTAAAAAAGAATTAGATGATGGAAGAGATAGATGGTTATATAATTACATGGTATTCGCTAAAAAGAAATATGATGATAATTGGCAGAACGTAGTTAAGGCAGCTCCACAAAAATATTTTATAAAAGATGCTAATGGTGTTTTATTAGATGATTGGGGATCAGAAAAAAAAATAATAGATAAAATTAAATCATGGAGAAAAGATAGTGCAAAGGGATATACTTGCACTCAAGAACCTATTGTTAATTTTTGTATGAAAGTTGAATGTCTTAAAAAAAAATATGGTGTGGGTTCTGATAGAAGAAAGATGTTTCCACCACTATCTAATTTAGTAAAGATAAATTATCCAGAACCGGAATATACTTTTAATGTTGAGCTACCAGATAACAAAGGAAGTAAAGCAGTTAGAGCTAAAGATATAAAACAAATTAAAGATCAAGAAGAATTAAGAGCTTTAATTATGAAAAGTGTAAATATTTACACTGCAAAAATAAAAGGAGATGATTTTGAAAATGTTATTGCTAAACTATTTCCTCCAGTAGAAGTACTTCAACCGCCTAAAGGAACCACTCCTGATGAATTATTGCATGAGTATCTTGGAGAATATATTAATGGACCTAAGGCAAAATCATATGCTTCTTTTAAATCAGGCGCTGTATTAATAGAAGAAGGATATGCTTATTTTAAATTTGCAAACTTTTTTAATACTTTAAAAAACAAAGAATGGAAAGAAGGTAAAGAAAGAACGGCTCAAAGGATAAAAGAAAGATATAAAGCAGAGTATGGAATAAAGAAAAGGTTTCCAAAATTAAACAATGAAAGTGCTAATTACGAAGCAATAGAAGTTGTAAAAATAAATTTAAGTGTAGAAGGGAATGAATTAATAAAAGATATATCAGAAACAGAGATAATAAAAATGAAAGGTAATAAGGACGTATTCTAATGATAAAGAAAGTATTAGGTCCTCCTGGAACAGGTAAGACAATGACATTATTAAATGAAGTAAATAAATATTTAATTAAAGGTGTACCTCTAAATAAGATTGGTTACTTTGCATTTACAAGAAAGGCAGCTGCAGAAGCAAGAGATAGATTTTTAAACACACACAAAAATTACGTAAGATCTGACGTTAAATTTTTTCAAACACTTCATTCATTATCTTTTCATACTTTAGGTATGAGTGAAGATAATGTAATGCAACCGGTTCATTATGAACAAATAGGTAAAGAATTAAGTATAAGAGTTAATTATTACTCAGAGGCAGATGATAGTGGTTATCTTAATTGTGATAATGAATACTTTAAATTAATTAATAAAGCTAGAATCAAAGACATATCTATTGAGGATGAATTTAATACTAATGAATGGAGTAGAGAAATAGATTTTGAATTATTAAATCACATCTACAAAAATTTTTTAAACTATAAAGAATCTTATAATTTGTACGATTATACAGATATGATTACTCAATTCATTAAAAATAAAGATAAATGTCCATCATTTGATGTAGTGTTTATTGATGAGGCTCAAGACTTATCACCTATACAATGGAAGATGTTTGATATTTTAAATGATAAAACAAAAGATATATTCATAGCAGGCGATGATGACCAGGCCATATTTGCATGGGCGGGTGCTGATGTTAATAGATTTATTAATCAACAAGCAATAGAAGAAGTATTACAACAATCAGAACGTATACCTCAAGCCGTTCAAGAAATTTCAAATATAATATTAGATAGAATACAAGGTAATAGAAAAGAAAAAATATATTTTCCTAAAAAAGGTAGCAAAGGTAAAGTAGAATCCATATTTAATTTTGATAATTTAGATATTAACAATGATAAGTGGTTGATATTAACCAGAACTGTTTATCGGGCCTTAGAGATATCTAAACAGTTAAAAGAAAATAATCTTTACTACAAAAATACATTTGGCAAAAGTTATAATAGTAAACTTTACAAATCAATTTTAAGATGGACTTCTTTAACAGAAGGTAAAGAAATATCTATTGCGGATTGCAAAGATATTCATGAATACTTAGAACAACAATTTAATGAAAGTAAATTTGGAAATAAATTAACAGTTAAAATAGAAGACCTTGGTTATACTAAAAATATTAAATGGTATGAAGCTTTTGTTAACGCAGATCATAATGAAGAATTTTATATTAGAAGTATGTTATCGAATGGAGAAAAATTATCTGAAGAACCAAGAATAGAAGTGTCTACCATTCATGCAGCAAAAGGTGGTGAATGTAAAAATGTTATTCTTGTATTAGATAATGCAAGAAAGATCAGAGAATCTACTGCTGAAAGTGTAGATAAACAAGATGAAGAACATAGAGTTTGGTATGTAGGAGTAACAAGATCTATGGAAAATCTTTATTTATTTAAATCAAAAAAAGAAAGGTATGGTTATCAACTATGAGTAATAGAGTGTTTTTTAAACAAATAGGGGGAGCACATTATAAAAAATATGTAATACAACCCTCTTTATTTATTAACAAGAATAAGATACTATTTGCTGAGGGCAATGCAATTAAATATATTTGCAGACATCAAGACAAAGGAAAGAAACAAGATTTATTAAAAGCGATACATTATATACAAATGATTATTGAAAGAGATTACTCATGAAGGTACCAATATTTGAAGCACAAAAGGAATGGGTTGAGCCAGAAGAATTTCCTGATCTTAGATCATATGATGAAATTGCAGTAGACTTAGAAACAAGAGATCCTGATTTAAGAAAAAAAGGATCTGGTTCTGTTATAGGTAATGGAGAAGTTGTAGGTATTGCTATTGCTGTACCAGGGAGATCTTTTTATTTTCCCATAGCACACGGATCAGGGCCCAACATGGATCGT